GGCGGACTAACTAAAACCGTAGCACCTCAAGAAGGACCGATGTCCGCGGGTGTTGCTTCTTTATTCAAAAACAAGTAAGGTTATTAAATGGCTGATATAGATAAAGCACTACCAAACACACAACAAAAAACTATAGAAATCCCTGGACAAGATGAACTATCGGAACAGGTAATCCAAGAATTAAATAGACAGCAAGATACTCCTGAAGAAATAGAAGTTGTTGAAACGGAAGAAGGCGGAGCAGAAATATCTTTTGATCCTTCCAAAGCAATGGCAGAAGGAAGTGAGAATCACTTTGCCAACTTAGCAGAATATTTAGATGATGACGTTTTAGGACCTTTGGGTAATGAACTCAAAGATATATATTTAGATTATAAATCCTCTAGAGGTGATTGGGAACAAACATACACAGAAGGTTTAGATTTATTAGGTTTCAAATACAAAGAACGAAATGAACCTTTTCAAGGGTCTAGCGGAGCAACACATCCTGTTCTTGCTGAAGCTGTCACTCAGTTTCAATCACTAGCTTACAAAGAATTATTACCAGCCGATGGACCCGTGCGAACACAAATTTTAGGTGCTCCTAGCACCGCTAAGGAACAACAAAGCGAACGTGTCAAAGAATTTATGAACTATCAACTCATGTCAGAAATGAAAGAGTATGAGCAAGAGTTTGACCAAATGCTTTTCTATCTTCCCCTCGCAGGCTCGACATTTAAAAAAGTGTACTACGATGAATTATTAGGTCGAGCCGTCTCAAAGTTTGTACCTGCGGATGATTTACTTGTTCCATATTCTGCAACATCACTAGACGATGCAGATTCTATTATTCATAAAATAAATATTTCTGAAAACGATTTACGCAAACAACAAGTTAGCGGTTTCTATAGAGACATCGAAGTGTCAGAAGCATCTAGTGAAGATGATGAAATTGCAGCTAAAGAAAGAGAATTAGAGGGTATTCGTAAATCAGATAAATCACCAGACATGTATACATTGTTAGAATGTCATGTTGATTTGGACTTGGAGGGTTTTGAAGATACCAACGCTGAAACAGATGAAGCTACAGAAATCAAATTACCCTACATTGTGACTATCGAAGAAGGTAGTAGAGAAGTTTTATCTATTAGAAGAAACTACGAAGCACAAGACCCTAAGAAAAAAAGAATTCATTATTTTACACATTTCAAGTTTTTACCAGGTCTAGGTTTTTATGGCTTCGGTTTAATTCATATGATTGGTGGATTATCGAGAACTGCCACAGCTGCCCTACGACAGCTTTTAGATGCAGGGACTCTTTCTAATCTACCCTCGGGTTTTAAAACACGTGGTATCCGAGTGCGAGATGAAGCACAGGGTATAAAACCTGGTGAGTTTAGAGACGTGGATGCACCAGGAGGTAATCTCCGTGAATCCTTTATGCCTCTTCCTTTCAAAGAACCTTCTGCAACCTTATTACAACTAATGGGTATTGTGGTAAATGCAGGCCAACGTTTCGCGTCTATTGCTGATATGCAAGTAGGTGATGGCAATCAAGGCGCTGCTGTTGGAACTACAGTGGCATTATTAGAACGGGGTTCTCGTGTGATGTCGGCGATACACAAAAGATTATACAATTCATTGAAGAGTGAATTTAAACAATTAGTGAGAATCTTCTCGCTATACTTACCACCAGAATATCCCTATGACGTCGTGGGTGGTCAGCGTATGATTAAGCAAACAGATTTTGATGACAGAATTGATATTCTTCCTATAGCAGATCCTAATATTTTTTCACAAACACAAAGAATTAGTTTAGCTCAAACACAACTACAACTAGCACAGACTAATCCAAAGATTCACAATTTATATCAGGCGTACAGAAGCATGTATGAAGCGGTGGGTGTCAAGAATGTCGATTTAATTCTACCTCCACCACAACCACCACAACCAATGGACCCAAGTATGGAACATATTCAAGCTATGGCTGGAAAAACTTTTCAAGCTTTTCCTAAACAAGACCACAAAGCTCACATTGATGCTCACTTAAATTTTATGGGTACAAGCATGGTTAGAAATAATCCGACAATTATGTCTTTAGCACAAAAAAATATACTAGAACATATTTCTTTAATGGCTCAAGAACAAATTCAATTAGAATTTGCACAAGAACTAGTTCAACTACAACAAATGCAAGCTCAAATGCAGCAACAAGCAGCAACAGGTATGCCCGCACAGCCGAACCCAATGATGGAACAGCTTCAAGTCACCATAGAATCAAGAAAATCAAAGCTTATTGCAGAGATGACTAAAGACTTTATGGAAGAAGAACGCAAAATTAACTCTGCAGAGGACGTTGACCCACTTGTCAAGCTAAAAGGCAGAGAAGTAGACCTTCGTGCGATGGAAAATGAACGTAAAAAAGACGAAGGAGAGCAAAAATTAGAGATAGAACGTGCAAAGTTAGTCCAAGATCAAGTTAAATTTGACGAAAAAATGGAACAAAACGATGAACATCAGTCTTTGAGAGCTGGTGTGTCTCTTGCTAAATCTGGTATTTCCAAAATGAAGGTTATGAGTGGAAATTAGTCTTAAAAAAAGATAAAATTACAACAAAGGAGCTAAAGATCATGAAAAGTATGAGTAAAAGACCTATCGATCATCAAATGTTTGTTGATAAAGAGGGATATAAAAAAGGTGGAGTCGAAATTGAAATGACAAAACCTAACGAGACTCAGACAGAAAAAGTAGGCGGACAAAAACGCATGCTTTCTGAGAAAAAGCGTAGTGCCAAGTGGTACTAATTTAAAAAAGGAGGATATCATGATGATATTTGGATGGAACCCAATTGATAAGTGGAAAAATCTTAACAAAAAGGGCAAACTATTCGTAGTCGCTGTTGCAATTGTTGCTATAGTGGCAATCGTTAAAGGTATTTAATAATGCTATCTAAACTATTAGGCGGATCTTTAGTAGACACTGTTGGTAAAGTCATCGACAGTGTCCACACTTCAGAAGAAGAAAAACTTACCGCGAGAAATAAGCTTAAAGAATTAGAAAACGAGATTAACTCCAAACAAATGGATATTAACTTAGCTGATGCTAAGTCTACTGCCACTGGTATAGGCGGTATTATGCAACGGTCGTGGCGCCCCCTCATCGGGATGTCCTGTGCGTTAGCGATATTGTGGGAGTACGTCTTAAAACAGTTTATTATGTTTGGTTTAGCTGCATTTAGTGTAGATCATGCACCTTTACCTGAGCTTGACATGTCGACTTTATTTCCGCTCGTCACAGCTTTACTCGGAATGGCCGGACTCCGCAGCTTCGAAAAATCTAAGAAAATTACGAAATGACCATTTGCATAAAATGTCAATGTGCTTGTCATTGTAATACTTCTTGTATTTGGTGTGGTTGTGTAGGATGCACGCATGAAGAAACAAAAAGTTAATAGCACTATTGATCATGTAGTTAAAAAGACTACAATAGGAAACGGTAGAATAAGTACATCTACCATGAATAAACATAAGCGACGAAGCTTTAAACCATATAGGGGACAAGGACGATGACAAAAAAAAATTTAAAACCAGTTCCACCAAAAAACAAGGGACTTAAAAAATTACCAAAAAAAGTTCGTAATAAAATGGGCTTTATGAAAAAAGGTGGCAAAGTAAAATAATGGCTAAATTATGTGCAAAAGGTAAAGCAGCGGCGAAGCGTAAATTTGATGTTTACCCTAGCGCATATGCAAACATGTATGCTAGTGGTGTCTGCTCAGGAAAAATAAAACCTGGTGGTAGAAAAAAGAAAATGGACGGCGGTATGATGTCCAGTAATGAGTTATCACAAAGCAGAAAAAAGGTTTCTGGTTATAAACAAGGTGGTATTGCAAAAGGTTGTGGTGCTGTTTTAAAAAAGAAAAGAAAAAAAACTAAAAAATATTAATGGCTGAAAAAGGATTAAGATCTTGGGTAAAAGAAAATTGGGTAGACATAGCCAATAAAAAATCCGATGGATCTTATCCTAAGTGTGGTCGAAGCGGTGGAGAGAAAAGAAAAAACTATCCTAAATGTGTTCCTATAGCTAAAGCTAGAGGTATGTCTAAAGGTCAAAAAGCAGGAGCAGTTAGGAGGAAACAAGCTAAGTCAAATACCGGACCAAAACCAACAAGAGCTGCAACTTTTGCACCTAAAAGAAAAAAAATGTCTATGGGTGGTATGGTGTGAGAAAAGCAGATAAGCAACCACCTAAAACTAAAAAGTATTTCCGTTCCACGAAGAGTGGAGCAGGTATGACGAAAGCAGGAGTTGCTCGTTACAGAGCAGAGAACCCTGGTTCTAAATTAAAAACAGCAGTCACAGGTAAAGTTAAACCAGGTAGTAAATCTGCTAAGAGAAGAAAATCTTTCTGCGCTAGAAGTGCAGGGCAAATGAAAAAGTTTCCTAAAGCAGCTAAAGATCCTAATTCAAGATTACGACAAGCAAGAAAAAGATGGAAGTGTTAAATGAAACTACTTCTAACAATTCTTTTTTTCTTTACACTAGTAGCCACGGTAACTGATATAAAAGCTGAGACGAACACCGTGTCTAGCACGGTTGTAACAAATTCTACCCCACCTACCGCAAATGCACCTGTTATAGCAAATTCCAATAGTGATATTTGTAAAGTTGGAGTTGGTGGTAGTGTGCAAAATAATGTTTTAGGCGTAGCTTCAGGAATTTTAGTGGACGATGAGCTATGTCAGCTTCTCAAATTATCTCGCAGCCAGTATTCCTACGGTATGAAAGTGTCGGCTGTTGCTCTACTTTGTCAAGATCCTCGTGTCTGGACAAGCATGATGGATGCGGGGACCCCGTGTCCTGTAAAAGGTTTAATCGGTGCTGAAGCTGCAGCATATTGGGAAGAAAATCCTAATCAAATTCCAGATGGCAGTAGATATAAACCTGAATATCTACAAGCTAATGTAGAAGAAAAACCAGAAGGAGATTTTAATGATATTAAGAATTTTGGTCTTATGGCTCTTTCTTTATTGCTCTTACTCTAAAGCTGATTGTCTTCCTGACGTAGAAGGTCTTTGTACTCCTGGGGTTACAATCACAGAAGATACACAAATTGACATTACTGAAGAAGACAAAGGCACAGAGATAATTACAACTACAACAACGACTGTTACCACCTCTACTACAACTATTACCAACCAAGACTCAGGAGATATTTTAACAGGATCTAGTGGATATGTTTCTTCTAATAAAGAAGGAGATATGGACATTGATTGGGGAGGTCAAGGCGGTGCAAGTATGCCTACTGGTAATTCTTGTTACGGCCTAGGTGCGGATAAATGTGCACAGATAACAGGCGGTGGGAATTCAACATCTACGATGGGTGTCGCAGGTATGGGTACAACTTTTATCAACACCGTTGACATATCTGATTTACAAATAGACAACGGTGGCGAAGTTAAATATACAATCGAGGTAGATAAACAAGATGCTCAAGATAGAATATACATGCACATTACAGGACTTAACGGAACTACTTCAGTCTTTTCAGGTACTGACATCTTGTCTGAATCTGGAGTATCAACAGGCTACCAATCTTACAACGGTTCTTTCAATTTCAGTGGCGTTTTAAATAAAATAATTGTGGAAGTGGGAGGTAGAGATATCAATCTTGCTGTTGGTCCTTTATTTGATGATGTTAGTGTCAATATTTTCTATAACGTAATTAATACTATCATCACACAACAGATTACTACCTTAGAAGAAATTTATTATCTTGATTTATTTACAACATCAGAAATTGATTTTGCTCAAGAAGTTTTTGAATTTAATGATGTTACAGTGGATGATGGCATGGTTGATTTTTCACCTATTGAACCTGAAACAGAAGAGGTATCTTTTGAAACTGTAGAATTAGAAATA